CGACTTCCCCGAAGGCGCGGAGAAGACCAGCTGGTCAACCGGCCTCAAGATGCTCGACGGACATCTCCGCATCGTCCCCGGCACCCTCACCGTGTTCACCGGCTATGCCAACATCGGCAAGTCAACCATCCTCAGCTCGATCGTCGCCGCCCAGATCGAAAACAACGTGCCCGTCTGCATGGGGTCGTTCGAGACCGACGTTGACATCCTCCGCAACAGCCTACGCCAGGCCATCATGCGTTGCCCGATGAACGAGGTCCGCCGCATTGGCCCCGGCGCCGCTGACGCGCTGATCGAGGACAACCTCACGCTGATCTACCAGGCGGTCGACGAGGACGACGAGATGGACCTGGAATGGTTCATCGAGCGATGCCGGGTCGCGGTCCTGCAGCACGGCGCCAAGCTGATCGTCCTCGACCCATGGAACGAACTCGAGCACAAGCGTCGCCGCGACGAGACCGAGACCGAATATACCAACCGCGCGCTCCGCCTGTTCCGACGTTTCGCCGAGCGTTATCAGGTCGCCTTCTGGGTCGTGGCGCATCCGGCCAAGCCGGAAAAGGGCTTCACCGGGGTCCCAAAACTCTACCAGATCTCAGGTTCCGCGGCATGGGCGAACAAGCCGCACTACGGCCTGACCTATCACCGCAAGGACCCCTCGGCGAACGAAGGCCAGCTGCACGTAACCAAGGTCCGCCAGGGCCTGCCAGGCCAGAAAACCGACCAGCACGGCATATCCGTCGCGCTCGATTATCTGACCTGGCAATTCGTCGAGATTCCAGCCTGATAACTACGGCAGGAGAGACCCCATGACCATCGGCCGGCCACCCCTCCAGATGACCAGGCGCCGCCTCGACGTCCTCCACGAATACAGCCAGGCCATCGAAGCCGGCGAACGCATCTCCCTCGCCGAGCTCGCCAGGCGCTGCGGCATCTCCGACTACAACTCCGCCCGCCGCATCCTCAACGACCTCAAGCGCATGGGACGGATCGGCTGAAATTTATTTTCGCCCAGCCGCAAAATAGTTCTTGACCCATGCGGCCCAATGGGCCTATTGCTTGGACATCGACCACGGGCAGACGCCCACCGGAAGCGGGAGAACTCAAATGACCGTCACGCAGAAAATCAGCCAGCTTATCATGAACGAAATTGCCAACGGCATGGACCCGGTCGAGGCGTTCCGCCTGGTCGCCGGCACCGAGATTGTCGACCAGATGATCAGCGACCTCTACGACGAACTCCGCGCCGCCTAACCAACGGGCCTCCGCCCACCTGACAAGGGAGAATGTGACATGCCCAACCATGAACTCACCACCGTCCGCGCCGCCGAGCATGACGCGGCGGTTGCCGCCACCAATGACAGCTTCGCCGCCTACTGGGCCGGCAGCGCCACCGCCTCCGTCGCCCGCGATTATCGCGCCGGCCGCTTCGTCACCATCCGCGCTGGCAGGAAGGGCTGAGCCATGTTCATTCCCGGAAGCGTCATCATTGCGCTGTTCGGCCTAGTCATCTTCGGCGCATGGCTAGAAAGTGGCGTTGGTCTCGGCTGGGCCGTCTTCGCGCTGATTGGGTTCAATGTCCTGGCGATGATCTTCGGATGAGTGACATGATCACCACCGCTGAAGCTCTCATCCTTGGATGGGTCATTGGGGCAGTCGGAACCTTCCTGCTCGTCGCCGTAACCGACAAAATCGGCAACGTCATCGGCCGTCTGATGGGGTCCCGTGACCAACGTTGAACTGAAAGCAGCGCGGACCCGGCTTGGTTTGACCCAGGCCGGGCTTGCTGCGCTGCTGCGCGTAGACGGCCGCACGATACGCAAGTGGGAAGCCGGCGATCGCGAGATACCGGGCACCGCCGAAGTCGCTCTCGAGGCCCTCGCAGACGGCTGGCGACCAAAACACCGCTGACTAATTGTCTTACTAGATCCGCTGATTTTTAGGGCTAATACCGTCGTCCCATGTCGAGCAGCCGCCTCGCCGGGGACGTCGCATGACCATCGCCACCATCATCCTCGCCGTCCTCGCCGTCGCCGCCATCATCTGGCTGTTCCCCTACCTCCCCGCACCGTGGAACTGGCTCACCGCCCTAATCCTCATCCTCCTCCTCGCCGTCTTCCTGTTCAACGTCCTCGGCGGTGGCGGCATCGGTCTTGGCACAAGGGTCGGCTAGATGGCCAAACTCACCACCACCCGCCGCAACGCCCTGCCCAAGTCACAGTTCGCAGGCGCGAACAGATCGTACCCGGTCGATACCGCGGCAAGAGCAGCCAACGCAAAAGCCCGCGCAACTCAAGCAGTTAAGGCCGGCCGCATGTCGCCTGCCGCCGCCGCCAGGATCAAGGCAAAGGCCAACAAGAAGCTGAAGGCTGGCAAGTGAGTCCGGATACTACTGTAGTTAAAACTAGTCGGCGCGGCGCGGCACCGGGTGAACGTCGCGGCGGACGGGTCGCGGGGACGCCAAACAAGGCCACAGCGGACATCAAGAAGCTTGCGGCTGTCCATGCCCCTGCCGCCATGGTCGAACTCGCACGTCTTGCCGTAGAGGCCGAAAGCGAAGCCGCCCGCGTCGCTGCGATTAAGGAGTTATTCGACCGCGGCTATGGCAAGGCCCGACAGCTGATCGGCTCCGATCCGGACAACCCGCTGCCTGGCCTGGTGGTCGAATATCGTGACTGAGGGGCGCGTTATCCTCCCGCGATGGGCAGACCGGCTGAGAAAGCCGTCGCGCTACAAGGCGATCTACGGGGGTCGCGGGGGTGGCAAATCGCGGTCTGTGGCAACTGAGTTGATCGTTAAGGCCGGGCTCAAGCCAGAGCGCATCCTTTGCGCCCGTGAGGTCCAGAAATCGATCAAGGACAGCGTCAAGCGCCTCCTCGACGACGAGATCGATCGCATCGGACTGCGTCACCTGTTCACCTCCACCGAACAGGAGATCCGCGGCGCGAACGGCAGCCTGTTCATCTTCGCTGGCCTGCGCGGCAATGCCGCCAGCATCAAGTCGCTGGAAGGCGTGACGATCGCATGGGTCGAGGAAGCCCAGACGATCAGCCAGTCATCGCTCGAAACGCTGGTCCCAACCATCCGCGCCGCCGACAGCGAGCTATGGTTCACGTGGAACCCCGACCTGCCGACCGACCCGATCGACAAGATGTTTCGCAGCGAGACGCGCCCGCCGGACTCAATGGTGGTCGAGGTCAACCACACCAACAACCCATGGTTTCCCGACGTGCTGCGGGCCGACATGGACTACGACCTCAGCCGCGACATCGACAAATACAACCACGTCTGGCTCGGCCGCTATCGTCAGAACAGCGAGGCGCGCGTCTTCCGCAACTGGCGCGTCGAGGCGTTCGACAGCCCGCGCAACGTCGAATATCGCCAGGGCGCCGACTTCGGCTTCTCGATCGACCCGTCCTGCCTGGTCCGCTGCTGGATCGACGGAACGCAGCTGTTCGTCGACTACGAGGCCTGGGGGCTCCAGGTCGAGATCAACAACCTGCCGCAGCTGTTTCTCAGCGTGCCGGACAGCGAGAAATGGTGGACCACCGCCGACAGCTCGCGACCCGAGACGATCAGCTACCTGCGCAACCACGGCTTCCCGCAGATCCGCCCGGCGATCAAGGGCGCGCGGTCGGTCGAGGAAGGCGTCGAGTTCCTCAAGTCGTTCGACATCGTCGTCCACCCGCGCTGCACGCGAACCATCGACGAACTCACACATTTTTCATGGAAGACCGACAGCCTGACCGGCGACGTCCTGCCGCTGCTCGAGGACAAGGACAACCACCTGATCGACAGCTTGCGCTATGCCTGCGAGGGCGCTCGCCGGGCGACCGCGGCCAACAAGCAGAACGTGGTGTCGCTCAACGTGCCCTCTATGGCCTCCGCGTTCGCTGCGAGGGGGCGATGATGGCTGAAATGCCCCGTATTGCCCCCACAAGCCCCGCTGAGCGCGATCCCGGGCTCGAGTGGCTACCGACACCACCCGGCGCTGAAAACGTCTCAGAAGGGCTTGGAATGGCCGACGACCGGGCTGAAGACGCGCGCCGTAACATCGCGATCTTCGAGGATCGCTGGCGCACCGGCGAGACCTATGCCTCGCTGGCCGCACGCTATGGGCTGAGCGG